CTGCAACAACAACAACAAAATGAAAAACAGACTAGAACAAGAAGCCACTGAGCTTCTGGCACTGACGGAGACGCTGCTTCAGTCGCACCCGAACCGGCGTGCGTTTGAGGCAACATTCAAACGCATCGAGGCAGAAATCATGCGCATCAGAAAGGAGTCCAAATGAGCGGACTTCCAAGTTGGTACGATGGTTGGTTGCAAGATGCGCCAGAGCCGGCCGAGAAGGAGTGTGAGTGCGGTGCGCTCATGGATTGGGTGGACGACCATGATGGCATTGGCCCGTGCGGCAGGTGGGTGTGCGTTGAGTGTGAGCGTGAGAAGGAGGAGAGGCTATGAGCGAGTGGATTTTAGTAAAAGACCGCCTGCCGGAAGTCGGCAAGCAGGTGCTGGTCACCGGCGAGCTTGGTCTGTCCATCAGGACGCGACTGGCTAACTGCGATATGTGGAAGGCAACGCACTGGATGGAGATTCCGCCGACGCCAGACCATCTCGGTGAGACCAACGAAAAGGAGGTGCAACCGTGAGCGACGACCAAATCAACGCCGCCATCTCGCAGCTATACGGGTGGTCCGCAAATTACTGCAACGACCTCAACGCCATGCACGAGGCAGAGGACGAACTCAGTGGAAACCAATACATGGTTTACGCTAACATCTTGGGTGCCGTAGAGGGGTCTTTATTTGGCATTCGCGCCACCGCACGGCAACGAGCAGAGGCGTTTCTGCGGACACTGGGGAAGTGGGAGGAGGTGGCGGAATGAGAACGCACCCCTCGAAAGGGTTCATCTTCCTTTACGCGGACGGAAAGGGCTGCGTGGCCGATGGACAAGGCGGACAGGTTCCGGTTAACATTCCCGAGCTTATTGCCGAGCGCGACGCCCTCCGCGCCGAGGTTGAGCGGCTGAAGGAGGCTCAACGCTGGATTCCGGTCAGCGAAGCTCACCCTCCAGCGAACAAGATGGTGCTTGTCTGTATTGGCAGCGCAAATCGCGTGATGATGTGCTCCATTGATATGTCTGGGGTGTGGGCGGGCTATCAGCCAACTCACTGGATGCCGCTGCCGGAGCCTCCGAAGGAGGTGCAGGGATGAGCGAGCAGGAAATCAACGAAGCCATCGCTGAAGCGTGTGGCAGAGAGAGGAACCCAGACGGGGGTTGGTATCCAGACAATGGCTTACGAGTTGGAACGCAAGCCATCCCAGACTATTGCACCGACCTCAACGCCATGCACGAAGCGGAGAAGGTAATAAATCAACAGTGCAAGCATGGTAATTATTGGTTCTTCGTGAGACAGATATGCGACTTTCCAGATGCGGAATCCGATTGGGATAGATTTGAGTTTTTCTCTGCGATACACGCCACCGCACGGCAACGGGCCGAGGCGTTTCTGAGGGCACTGGACAAGTGGGAACCAGTAGTAAAGGAATGCTTTACAACTGAAGCAGACCATTTGCGTGACGGCACGAAAATGGTCGGGGAGGTGCAACCGTGAGCGAGGTTTGGACACACCTTGTCCGTCCTCCGTCGGGTTGTACCGCAGCAACTCCACCTCCCCACACGCGGGTGGTGGATGTGAGCGACTCATGCACATCGTGCGGCGTATCGTGGCGCGAGCACCCAAGCGTTGCGTTCACCTGCCGGTCTTTGAGCGAGGCCGCTGAAGAGCGAGACGAGTACAAGGCTCGTCTTGAAACCGCATCTGACACCATCAAACGCCTCGAAGGCGAGCTCGCCGAATGGCGGCTGGCCAGCGGTGTTGAGGGGCCACTATTCTTGAAACATGAAACTGCTGGCAACCATCTTTGCGGCAATCGCGATCGCTGACACCGTGAAACTCTACCAACAAGAAGATAAAGCCTCCGTCACCGCGTATGTGGCCGTGTTGCTTTTGGCCATATTCGGAATCTTTTACGCACTCAAGAACGACGATGAGCATCTTTAAGCCAGAGACAAAGAAAGTGATTGGGAACGAGCCGGCACAGGCTGCTATCGCAGCGGTGCTGGATGATGCCATTCTGAAGCGGCAGGCAAGCCAAGAGAAGCGGGACTACCTCGGGGCGTCTAGGTGGGGCGAGGCGTGCGAGAGACGCCTACGGTACGAGTACGAGCACACGCCAGAGGACGAAGGCTCGGGCTTCTCACCGGAGGTGCTGCGCATCTTCGACATGGGGCACGACGGCGAAGACCGCATGGCGAAGTACATTCGCGCAGCGGGGTTTGACCTGCTCACCGAGAAAAGCGACGGCAAACAGTTCGGTTTCCGAGCTGCGGACGGACGCCTCGGCGGACACATCGACGGCATTGTCGCTGGCGGCCCCATCATCACCGGTGTTGAGTACCCGCTGCTGTGGGAGAACAAGGCGCTCAACGACAAAAGCTGGAACGACACCAAGAACAAGGGCGTGAAGGCGTCAAAGCCGGTGTACTACGCCCAGATGCAAATCTACTGCGCGTACCTCGACATCCCCTCGGGCGGGATGTTCACGGCGCTGAACCGCGACACCGGTGAGGTGCTCGTTGAGCTTGTCCCGTTCGACGCGCTTGCCGCGCAGGAAGCTTCCGACCGCGCTGTGCGTGTCATTGACGCGTCTTCGCCCAGCGAGCTCTCTCGCATCGGCAAGGACAGAACCGACTTCCGGTGCAAGTTCTGCTCGTTTAAGGGGCCATGCTGGGGAGATGTCTCCACGCCAGCCCAACCATCCCAAGCCATCAAGGCAACCAAACCATTCTGGCTTAAGTAAGCCACCACTACCCAAACAAAATGCAGCCATTGACAGACCGTCGTGGCTTGGTCGACCTACGCCAAGCCCAAGAGCACCTTCGCCTCATTTTCGGCGATAGGGATTGGAAGGAGAACGAGTTCATATGCGTTCGCGGGATTGGAGAAAAGGGCACTGATCAAGAGGGAGTCTTTCGCGAGGACATCTTCGTGGAACCCGCCACGGAAGGGTTCACACCTGTGTTGTCGGCTACCGAGCGGTGGGCGCAGTACAATGTGGCGACCTTCGTTGTCCCAGGCATCTTGAGCGACCGTCGCGCCACAAGCGCCAACGTAGCGCGGATGCGCTCGCTCGTCGCAGACCTTGATGCAGGGGACACCGACGCAAAGATGCGCGAGCTCACCGAGCAGTTGGGCGAGCCATCGCTTGTGGTGTGTTCTGGTGGGACGACTAACGAGGGAACGCCGAAGCGGCACGTCTGGTACAGTCTGGATGAGGAGGTGCCGGTTGAGCAGGCCATCCGTATGCGGGACGCTCTGGCCAAGGTCTCAGGCGGCGACTCCGCCATGGGACTCGGTGTTGAGTCAAACCCGTACGGACGCGCTCACCAGCCGATTCGGCTCGCAGGCAGTGTCCACGCCAAGCAAGGCAAACCGGTACAGACCACAATCGAGTGGCAGTCCGAGGCCGTGTACAACGCAGGGGCACTCGGCGAGCGTCTGCGCACGCTGCTGCCGGCAGGCGCCGTGGCACCAGAGCCTGGGCTGTTCGGGGCAAGCAGCGGCAACGTGCTGCCCAAGGAACCCGCGTACCAGCGGGACGTATTCGAGGGGGGCGCAGGAGGCGAGACGCGGTGGGATGCGTTCAACTCGGTTGCCGGCGCAAATCTTGGGATGGTTCGGCGGGGCGTCATCACGATGGACGAGGCACGCGAGCAAACGCGAGGATGGATGCTGCAACGAATGCACCCAGCGTGGACGGATGCGCGGTTTGCCTCAGAGTGGCAGGGACTCGTCAACGCGGACATTCGGCGCAACGGCAAGCCAGAGACGCCGGCGCAGGCACAGGCCCCAGCTCCCGTGCGTCAGCTCCCGCAGAGCACACCGGCGGAGTCATGGTTCTCAGCATGGGAAGCGCACCGGTGGATAAAATGGCCCAAGCCCGAGCACACCTACCTCGTTGAATCGCTCGTTGTGAAAGGCGAGCCGCACCTGTTTATCGCCGAGGGTGGGGCGGGGAAAACTGGCTTAATCGCCGATTTAGCGTTGAAAGTGGCCGCTTATCCCGAGTTCGGCGGGGATTTGGACTGGTGTGGACAGCGAATCACCAACGGCGGAACCGCTGTTCTGCTCTTGTGCGAAGACAGCCAAACGGAGATGCACCGGCGCATTCTGGAGATTGACCAAGGTGGGCTCATCGCGAAGGCCGGCCGACGGCTTGTCGTCATACCGCTCTCGGCGGTTGGCGGGGCGTTCCCGCTCGTTGAGCGCGATCCGAGGAGCGGAGCACCGGTGGCCTCCTCCAAGTGGGAGGCGGTCATCACCGAGCTCAAACGAGTACCTGACCTGTGCTTGGTGTGCGTGGATACCTTCAACGCGGTCTCCCACGGGGACGAGAACAACGCTCTGGCGGTGGCCGAAATGATGCGCGAGGCAGGGCGCGTGTGCGGCGAACTTCACGCGGCGCTTATGATAACGCACCACATCCGCAAGCCTGGGGCCGAGCCCATCCGCACGCTCAAGGACATGAAGAACTCCATCCGCGGGAGCAGCGCCATCCCATCGTACTTCCGAATCAATCTGGGGTTCTGGCACGCGACCGATTACGAGCGCCGCATGAAGGGAATGGCTCTGGCGCCGCGGGTGGACTCTTGTTACCGGTTCGGGGTGCTCAAGGCCAACATCAGTGGGCTCATGCGCGGCGAGCGCACACTGCTTCGCGACGGCAACGGCCTGCTCAAGGACGTGACGAAGCTGGACGTGTACAGCGCCATCAACGTGACTGAGAGGCTTGCATGGCTTGTTCTGGCGGTGCGGGAGGCGGCTGGCAACCTGCATCCGTACACGCTGGGGAACAAGAACGCAGCCAACGGGCTTTACAAGCGCCGCTCTGAACTTCCACCGGTGTTGCGCGCAGTTGGCGCAAGCGAGTTTGGGCACCTCATCGAGGAGGGTCTCCAGAAGGAGCTTATCGTCTCGTGCGCGGTTAAGGGCAGCAAGGCCAAGAGCTACCTCGATGTGCCGGGCGGTCTTTTGGCTTCAGATGAGACCGGCGCCGCCATCCAAGCAGGGGCGTATTCGTCCCTGCCGGATTGGTCGGAGTATATGTTCGATCCTGAGACCGGTACCTGTGTTGGCAGGTCGGCAGCGGGAGCCTGGGGGTCTACCTTCTCGCAGCCATCCATGGCGGCATCGGCCCAGAGTGGACGGGAGCAGGAGGATCAACCGGTGCGGGAGGAGCTGGCTGAAGAGCATGGCGAGCCAGCAGTACCTGCATTCCGCTCTCAATTCGCGAGAGAGATTCGGATTGGGCTGCCGAGAGCTGAGAAACTAGCTTCTCAAGATGAAGAATAGTCGCATCACGAGCCGTAATGGTCTTTTGGAGGGCTGCACACGTTGCCAGCGCAGCCTTCAAATCGGCCTTGATATCGACCGTTTCAGCCGCCTTTTGGGCGGCTTTTTCACGGCGTTTTACACGGTAATCACGGTAGTATTCGGCGGTCATCATAAGTCGTTGATAATCAGTGGTATTTTTGGTTTGCGCAAACTTGCGATAACCTGTTTGTGCAAGATTCGCCAACTTTGCGCAAGCATTTTTACAGAGTATTTTTTGCAAAAGCGCAAGGATTGTGCAATGGTTTGCGCCAACTTTTGTAAGTGCCCAAAAATGGGTTGCGAAAAAGGACGCGTCGTAAACGCCTGAAAATCAAATGAGTTGCAAAAGAAAAATACCCTTTGAGGACATGAGCCCTTATATAGAGAGTAGCGTACTCATCGCTTACGCTCTTCCTACTATCCCCTCTCTCTTCTCTCAGCTTACCGCGTTGCTAGCTGAGAGGAGAGGGGATACTGCTTCGCAGGCTGCCTTCCTCTATATCGAACGAAATTTCCACCTGTTTTCTTTTTGTTGTGTTTGCTGACCGTTCTGAAGGGCCGCGCCGCTCGCATTGTATACAATCCCGATAGACTTTTATGACTCTCACTTTCTTTGTTGCCGGTACACCTCGTCCACAGCCAAGGCCGCGTTTTGTTAACGGTAGAGCGGTATCCACCCTCGATGCGAAGTCCAACGCGTGGAAGGCGGCTTTGCGTGCGTGCGCGGGCCATGTTTTGCAGCGGGCGGGGAAGACATCGGAGTCTCTTGGGATGCGTGAAGCGATTTCGATGGAGTTGACGTTCAGCTTTTCGACCGGTGAGGAAGACCGGTTTGGGAAGCCGCACACGCACAAGCCGGATGCGGACAACTTGGCGAAGCTGGTGATGGACGCGCTGGTGGATGGCGGTTTGTGGGTTGGGGATGATAGCCGGGTGGCGGACTTGACGGTGAGGAAGCGGTGGTGCGCAGCCGGTGAGGAGGGCGTGAGCGTGAGCGTTTACGTTGACGCACCGGTGCAGGAGCAGGCCGCGCCGGATTGGTTGGGGTGAGGTGAAGAGAGATTTGTGAAAAGTTTTGCTAAAGGAGTGGGAGCGGGTTGCCGAGATTAGGAGCATGAAAGCAGCAGACATCAACGCGGACGAGATACGCTCCATTGTGGGCAAGTTAGTGGCGCAGGGCAGAGCGGTTGTGCCGCCTGAGAAGCCCAAGCGCGGCAAGTACAGCGGACGCACCGGTGAGCAGAACAAGCTGCGCGTCATTTCGTGTGACCAGTGCGGAACCAAGTTTATGAAGAACTGCTCGGTGCACCTGCGGTGCAGCAAGGAGTGTTCGCGCAAGGCCAACATCGAGAGCGTGCGGGTGTGGTTTGTTGCGCGGGGTCTGCGGGGGAAACCGCTGGCGGATTATGCGTGTGATAACTGCGGCACGGTGTTCAGAAAGATCAACGCAGGTCACCGGTTCTGCGGGAAAGAGTGCAGCAAGGTCGGGAAGAAAATCAGAAAAGCAATGAAACCAACAACAACAACGACAACACACCATGGTCACACCAAATAACGACGAGCAGAACGAGTACACCGCCGGCATCCACGATACGGGTCTGCCGGTCATGGAGCCAGAGGACATCATCCGCAACTTGATGCGGGCGCTGGAGCGGATGGAGAAACGCCTCAACTTGGAGCGTGGGCTCACCGAGGAGCTTCGGGAGAAGTTGCGGGAAGCCGAGGGGCTCATCGCCGAGGGCAGTGAAGTTATGAGCGAGCTCAAGGAGCGCTTCACGGCGCGGGTGATGGCGGAGTTGGAGTGGAGGGGCGGGGATAAGGGGATGTTGTTGGACGTTGACCGGTGGATGCAGGCCGTCATCCCCACCGTTGTGCGCGTGACCATGGCCGAGGAGTTCGGTTTGTGAGCACGTCCCCAAAACGCAGACAAGAAACACCGGTAACACCGGTGTTTTACTCTGTTGGGAGGCTCGAGGACGTCGGATGTTATACAGGAGAAAACCTACCGCAGGATGTTCAGCGTCACCACACCTCACTGTCCGACGGCGTAGCCCAAGTCGACGCCTTAAGCAGGCTGCTGTCAGCACGCGCCAAGGGCGACACACGCGCAGAGCAAGCCGCGCTGAGGAGACTGGAGGAGGCATCAGAGGCGGTCTTGGGTGAAACCTTGTTGCCAGCACGCGCCAGCGTGGGCTAAAGAGTAAGGCTCTTCCGGTGCGTTAACGTCAGCAATGAACCAACCAGTTCAGAGCGGGTGAAACGAGAACGAAACAGCGCACCAGAAGCCCTGCCCCGCCGAGTGGCGGGTGCGGGGTTGATCTTCCGCGAACGCCTGCGGCTTCACGCGTAATGGCGAGGTTAAAGTGGTGTGACAGCTTGGAGAGACAAGCTTCGAACGCCGGAAGCGAGGCGTGACTACCGGAGAGAGTCCGAGACGCGAACGCCTGCCGTTGCCCATGGGGCACCGAATGCTTCTCAAAGGAGTCGCAAGTGGCGTGACAGTCGGGAGAGACCGGCACCAAACCGGATTAACGCAGCCAAAACCGAAATCACCGGCAGGTTTTGACTTTCGTGAAAAGTTTTCAGCAACCCACAAAACCGGAAAACGTCCCCAGACGGAAAACCGCAACGCAGCGACGGGAGCGAGGGGAGCAACGCCCAGGAGCGAGAGGAGCGCCGCACCGGTAGTCCCAGGCATCGCGCACCGCGCACACAACGCCGCGATAGCGGTTGGCAACGCACGCCGCAAGCGTACGCAAACGTACGCAAACGTACGTAAAGGCACCGAGAAGGCCGGTCAACGCACGGGGGCGGTAAGACACAGCCGAAGGCAAAAGAAAAGCCGTCCACGGGGGACGGCTCGGCTGGGGGGTTTGGTTTGGGTTTGGGTTGGTTAAATCGTGCAGCACCCGCAGCACGGAGCGTCCTCACACCGCCCACGGCGGTTGCGATAACCTCTCCAGCCGGTGGAGGTGACAACTCCGTACGATACCGCATTGCCAGCACTCCAAGCGAGGGTGTCAGTAACGCGCTCAGAAGGGGCGTCAGGGGCGCTCTGGACGCAGTCAGGGCACGTCACCCGCCAGCCGCCACGAGGGGCGCGGGAGAGGGTGCCAGCACCCGCGGGAACGCGGGTAGCGCAGTTGTCGCATGATGCTGGATAGCGGTTAGTGCGGGAGGGGCTAGTGGCGTTGGTGGTGGTTTGCATATGGTGTGTGGTTTGGTTTGTTTGGTTTGTTTGGTTTGCTGACTGACTGAGGGGAAATCGGTCGGGGAGGCGGGGAACTTTAGCGGAAAAACCGGATTAAACGGGGCGAAACGGAAATCGTGGCGGAAGTTTGGGATTCGTGAAAAAGTTTGGGCAGCTCAGGAAATCGGAATGGGGTCTTACGTGCGGGCGCGTCATGCGTGGGTGCGTCGTGCGCGCTTGGGTGTGTGCGTGTGTGTGGGTGCGTGCGTGGGCGTGTGTGTGTGTGTGGGTGTGTGTGTCGTTTCGGGAATGCGCTTAAAACGAACAGAAAGAGCTCTTGCAAGCGTCGAAGGAAGCGCAGAAGGTGGATACAGCGGAAAGGGGAGAGGGGAGGCTTCTTGGGGATTTTAGGGCGGGGAGCTGGAAGGTTGGGTGAAGGCACGAAAAAGGCCGTGAATCCCGAAGGAAACACGGCCAGAGGTTGGGTTAGGTTGGGTTGGTTAGTGCCGGTACAGCCTCCCGTCCGATCCGACACGGTGCGCGAGTAGGGGAGAGGGGGGCGGGGTTGTTGAGATGCTCCAGTGTATGTCAGTGGCGGAAAACTCGCGGGTTAGCGCGCGAAGAACCTCATGGTCAGTGTCGGCATTGACGGTACCGACAAAAGAGCGGGATCCGGTTGAGGATAGCGTGAAAACGTAGTAGGTGCGCATGGTCAGTGTTTTACGCGTTACTAGGTGCATATGGGCATCAGCAACCCGAAAGCGCCGTTGGCGTCGTTAGGAAGCATAGTTATGATACTTTTGTTATCTTTAAAGCATAACGTAACCTTTTCGCATCCAATGGCTTCGGAAAGACGCTCAAGAAGCGTGATGTCAAGCGCAACGGAAAACGTGGCATCTTCTCGGTTGAGTTTGGCGGATACTATTTCCCGCGTCTGCGGAAGCCACTTAACGTCGGGGTGGAGAACGGGATACGATGCTCCATTGAGGAGAGTGCAGTTTTTTTCACCCAGCGTCAGAGTAGCGCCTGGGTACATTTTAAGCGTGGCCTTTCTTGCTGCTTTTAGAGCATCAATCGGGATGCGCTTATCCTCAACTTCTTCTCCTTCAACGGTTTCAATGGGGACGCTGGCTAGGATTCTTCCGTCAGTTGCGATTGCGCGTCCACCTTGGATAAACGGTTGCGTAATCGTGGGACGCGTTTCGTCTTTCGAGCAGGCGGATTCGAGTTTGTGTAACTTGCTGATTTTCATTTTTTTGGTTTGGTTTGGTTGGTTTGTAGTTTGTTGGGGGTGAGTAGGTTATCGCACTATGCCGCAATGGCAGTCTGCCATGCCACACAAAGCGCGTTTGATGCGCTTGTGCAACGCTAATACGTTGATTTGGGAGCGGTTGCGGTTGTGTGGACGAGCTGACTCAGCGCGATAAGCGGCGTTAACTATCTGATCCCAATCGAGAGGGGATTTGATGCGGATGGAGGTGTTGTGGAGCGTGTTGCGTAGGGTTTGCATAAGGTTTTGAGTTTGTTGAGTTTGGGTGCGGGTTGGTTAGTTTGTTGGGGTTGAGAGGTTTAGGAAAGAAGCGAGCGCCACAGAAGGACGGTCGACCAGAGGAAAAGTGCTATGACGCAGAGCGCTTCAGGGAGAGAGAGGGTGAGTTGGGAGAGGGCGAGGGTGTCGACAGCGGTGAGGGTGAGGAAGCCTAGGGATAAAAGGTTGGTTTTCATTTGTTTAGGTTGGTTGGGGGCATTACCAGCAGATGATACCATTGACCAGATATGGATCGTGAGCGTGCTCGAGAGCCTTTGTGTAATCTCCTCCGAATCGGTGATTTAACACGTAACGGGCAGTGCTGAGGGCCTGCAGGTCAGTGATTGTGGGGTCTATGGTGCGCATGATGGATGCGATGGTTTGGATTTGTTGCTTAGTGCTGAGTTGCATAGGTTTATGGGGTTTTTGTCTCGCTTGCACGTTGCAAGCTTGGTGCAAGGTTGGTGCAAAAGGGGTGTGATGGCAAGTGGGATTATGCGAAAATGTTTCGCGTGGGGTGGGGAGGGTAACTTGTGACAAGCTCGCTGTTGTGCGGATGGTTTGGCATGAGTGGATGCACGGTTGCAAACCTGACCCATCACGGGCGGGCAAAGGGTACGCCAAACAAGACGACAACGGCCCTTAAAGAGGCTATCCTGCTATCGTTTGAGCGATTGGGTGGAGCTGCCTATCTGGAGCAGGTTGGCAGGGCTGATCCAAAGACGTATTGTACGCTCCTGGCAAAAATCCTCCCCCGCAATGGCATCACAACAGACCAGTCGGCGGGGGTTGCTCAGCTCTCAGACGCTGAGATACGCTCCCGCGTCGCTCTCATGCTCCGAGAGGGGCTCTCGGTCGAGGCGGTCTCCACGGGGGATAGCATTGAGGCTGAGGCAGTCACCATTAAACAAGGCAAACTATAAACAAGCCAAGCAATCAAACAACTTCCAGTACGATTCAAGAGTGGAATCCTACTGGATTCAACGTTATCTTAAACTCTATCCAATAAATACCTAAAACCCCCTAGGCATTAGTGGGGACTTACAGCGGAGACGGCGGCGTCTACGCGAATGTCGCTCTTAGACCGTGAAAGAACTCAGCCCAGAAGAAAAAGCCGAACTCGTCCTCTGCCTTGAGGAGCTCCAGCGCCGTAAGCGCGAGCGCCGTTTACTCGGTTACTACCCAGACACCGGACCCCTCAGGCGGGAGCTCTACAAGAAGCACCTAGCCTTCTTCGAGGCGGGGGCGCGGTACAAGGAGCGCCTGATGATGGCAGCCAACCGCGTCGGTAAGACGGAAGGCATCGGCGGCTTCGAGATGGCGTTGCACCTCACGGGCCGGTACCCCTCATGGTGGCGCGGTCGCCGGTTCGACCGTCCCATCTCGGCGTGGGCGGCAGGGGACACCGGTAAGACCTCACGGGACATCTTGCAGACGAAGCTGCTGGGCCCTGCGGGCGCTCACGGCACCGGTCTCATCCCGAAGGAGGACATCCTGCGAACCAGCGCGAAGGCAGGCATCGCTGACGCGGTAGAGATCATCATCGTCCGGCACGCCTCCGGCGGCGAGTCGCGGTTAACGCTCAAGAGCTACGACCAGCGTCGTGAGAGCTTTCAGGGGACGGAGCAGGACATCATCTGGCTGGACGAGGAGCCGCCGTTGGACATCTACACGGAGTCGCTGCTGCGAACGATGACGAACGACGGTATGGTGATGCTCACGTTTACGCCGCTCTTGGGGATGTCGGAGACGGTGATGGCGTTCTTGAAGGACGGTGAGGTCGCGGAGCGGGCGGAGGGGACGAAGTACGTTGGGATGGCGACGTGGGACGACGTGCCGCACTTGAGTGCGAAGCAGAAGGAGGACTTGTGGTCGAGCATCCCGCCTTTCCAGAGGGACGCACGGTCGAAGGGCGTGCCGCAGTTGGGGGCGGGGGCGATTTATCCGGTACCGGAGAGCGAGCTTGTGGTACCGGACTTTGAAGTGCCGGTGCACTGGCCGCGGGTGTTTGGGATGGACGTTGGGTGGAACAAAACAGCGGCGGTGTTTGGCGCGTTAGACCAGCAGAGCGACACGTTGTACCTGTACTCGGAGCACTACCGTGGGCAAGCGGAGCCAGCGATCCACGCGGAGGCGATTAACGCGCGTGGGCGCGGTATCCCTGGGGTGATTGACCCCGCCTCCCGTGGAAGAACGCAGGTGGACGGGCAGCAGTTGTTTGTGCGTTACCGGCAGATGGGGCTGGACTTGACGGTGGCGAACAACGCGGTGGAGACGGGGATTTACGATGTGTGGCAGCGGATGTCTACTGGGAGGCTGAAGGTGTTTAAAAGCATGACGAACTGGGTGGCGGAGTTCCGATTGTACCGGCGGGATGACAAGGGCCGGGTTGTGAAGGAGAACGACCACTTGATGGATGCGACGCGGTATTTGGTGG